TTGTGACTGGTTGCTTGATCTTCAAGTTTCGTTTCGGCTTACCGACAAACTTTACATTGTCAGTCAAGCCTGGTTGAAACTCTGGACGGCTTAAGATCTCAGACAGCTTCATGATCAAGCGTTGATCAGACCGCCAATAGCAGAACCAACAACAGATGCAAGCAGAACTTGACGAGCTTGATCGAAGCGGATTGTTAAGTTGATCTTGACCGCTTCAGATGCGGAATAATCCACGTCTGAATAATCAATGCTGGACAAGTAGCAACCTTCGTAAATCCACTGCTCAGTAACTGCTTCATTACCATCCAGCATCTCCAGCTTCATACCAAACTTGTAGTTGAACGCAGTTGCAGCAGTGTTCAACCATGGACCAGAAGCACCGATCAACCGTTGCTGAGCTTCAAGCTGTGTTTGGATCGCTTGAGAAGCACGGTTGGTGATGTCATCTTCTACCGTCATCTGGCAAGGCTCAAAGGTGTGCTTACCAGCTACATAAACTCGAGTATTGTAACGGTCAAGTTGGATCTCTTCATAGGACAGGCTTGGACGAGTGAAGGTGACAACCTGCATCGATATGTCATTTGGTACTGCAGCGCTGGCACCAATCGAGCCACCAAGGCCTGCGAAGGTCACGCGGTATTTGTTCTTTAACTTTGGCATTAGGACGCCGTTTCCTACACCGGCGATACCTGCTTGGCTTAGGGTAGCAATGATATTCTCCTTAAAAGCTTGAGTGCTTACTTGATGCTGTTATTTATCCCAAAGTGTCAGAAAACCCACATTTTCCTGAGATCATTCTGCTCCGCCGCCAGGATGAGCTATCTGGGTGTTTCCAGGATCTGGTGGAGTGATCAAGGTGACAGGTGTTGAGACCAATGTTGCCACTCCAGTTCCTGTACCGGCTCCAGTTGCGGTAAAAGTTAAGCCAACGGTGTTAGCTGAGGCCCCAATGAGCGTGAAGTCAGTATTACCGATCGTTGCAATGCTGTACGTGATCCCAACCACAAATGATCCTGCTTGGTATCCACTGACTATAAATGAGACATAGTCTGGTGTGCTGAATGGTACCAAGTTACCATTTGCATCAACCTCATCCAGCGTTAAGGCAGCTAGGTCTCCAATGCGTACCGCGATGCTCTTGATCGCATCAGTCCTGACCTGTAATGGTGGAGACAACCAGATCGGCATCTCAAAGTTAAGCGTCCACACTATGACCCTTCGATCAACACCCATTGGATAGTTCTCCTCATTCTGGATGCCAGTCAATAGCAATGAAGTGATCCTGGTCCAGTCAAATGGAGCATCATTGAACTGAAGCTGCAGGTTGTAGTCGAATAACATGAGGATCTGCTCAAGGATCTGAAACATCTGGTCAGTGTTGGAGGCATAGATCGCAAGCTCCATCTGCATGTTGTAAGGGATTGGCATGACACGCTGCATCGTCTTGAGATCATCAGGGAAGATCCCACCTTGCTCAAGATAGTTTCTACTGTTTACCTGGTTTACCCCATGCATACGGTCAGGAGCAAGCTCAAGTCCAGTCATGTAGCTGGACATCATAGGAATAGTGTGTAACTTGTTCTGGGTATTACCAGCGGCGAGGGCAGCAGTCACACGGTCGGTAGATCCATAGCGAACTGGAACATCCATGACAACTGGATTTCCGGCTCCATCAAGGCCACCGACAACTTGAAGGCCAGCAAAGACGTTGCTGAAGCCCAAAATACAGGACTTTAGTTGTTTCGCGTAATAGTAATGTCGGATCATGGTGTTAGGTCCTAAATATAGCGGTTGATCTCTGACTTCCAGCGCTTAAAGTATTCTGGGTTCAACTTAGCACCTTCTCGGTCAGGGTGTAGGACATTCTTGATCCCTACGTTGTAAGCGTGTAAAGCATCTTGCTCATTACCAAGGCGCTTTACCAGGTGGTCCATCTTGACAGCTGTCACCTTGATCTGGTTCTCAACATTACCTTGAATGTCAGTAGGATTAAGCCCATTTAACTTTGGTCGGATCTGGGTCAGTCCGATAGCTGGGTCAGCCTTCAGCTTGGACTTGGCATTCTTGTCAAAGCTGCTCTCGATGCCGATCAAAGCTAACAGGCCCTCAGCTGAGAAGGTTGGCTTCTCATGCTTGATTACAAGCTTGACTACCTTCTCAGCTTCTTGTGGCTTGATGTTGTGGTGATACTTGTCAAGGACTAACTTGGTCAGCTTCTTCACTCGAAACTCTTCTTGCTGTGGTTGAGACTGCTTTACTACCTTATGAGTAGGGGCTTGATGGTGAGCAGCTCCAACGGCTCCAGCTCCTACCGCAGCGCCAAGCACTGCACCTGCTAGCGCATGCTTCAAGTTAAGCTCAGTCAACTGGTCTTCATGTAAGATCTCGCTCAGCTTCATGGTTTCATGTCCGGGTTCATGCTGTTAGGTGATGCCAAGAAGGAGGCGATCGTCTTCTTGTGTGACTGTGGAACATCACGAGAATTGACCTCAATCACGGTCCAGCGACCAGTCTTGGTGAAATATCTCAAGAGCCGGTCAGGCGGTCTGATCGCCGCATTCACCAGTGCATAGGTCTGACGGTGATAGTGTCCATCAAGCAGTGGGCCACCGCCAACCTCAGTGGTTGGAATAGCATCTCCTACGGTGTAAGGAGCACCACTTGGCGGGATCGCGTCCTCAGCGTACAGGTCATTTCCATCATAAGAACCTGGCATTCCATTCAAGGCTTGACTAGACTGGATGTCCTGTGGATCTTCACCGGTCTGAGGAACTAAATCTTCAGACTGTTGCTTGATTGCCTTAGTAGACTGGAAGGCCTGATCATTCTGTAACAACTGGCTCAAGAAGTCATTGTCCGACTCGGCAACGTTTACCTGGCCTGGGACGCCAAGGATGTCCTTGTGTTCGATCGATGGCATGATTGGTTGTGCATAGAACCTGAACAAGTTTGGGCGCCAGTTTGGAGTATACCCTTCTGTGCTCCAACCAGCGTCAGTCACCTCCAGCCACTTTCTGACTGGCTTCAAGTTAGGGTCGAATTGGATCTCACCTGGTAGCTCAACGATGTCTCCAATCACCACAGGACGACCAAGGATGACGATCATGTCAGCAAAGCTGCAGGTGAAGATGTAGGTCTGAGGAAGTGTGATGCCAAACTTTGCCAGCTCTGACTGGACATCAAGCAGGTCATACGTGCACTTGAGCAACGTAGAAGAATGACAGTAAGCTCGGTCACGGTTCTCAAGCAGGACATAGTCTTCGATATTGTCAAGCGAGAGCTGGGTGCTCTCGAGCAGGTGGATCTCTAAGATCTCCCAAGGAGAGTTACTTGCAACCCCAGCAAAGAAGGTAGGAACCAGGCGCCACTTGTTGAATGGAGCGACGGAGCGGATCCCAAGTGTTACTGTTGAGCTTGTAGAAGGTACTGACAACACGTCAACACGCTGCCAAGTCAGTCCATCATCTGAGGCCTCAACTCTCAGCTGGAGCGCTCGCATGTTAGGATCGGCGGACTGCTTGATGGTTAACGTAGAGATCTGTACCCGGACAGGAGCGCCAGGATAGTAGCGCTCGGATGGTGAAGGAGTTGCAGTCCAAGCCTTCTTAGTTCCAAAGTCATAGCCAATGTAGGCAGGAGCAGATATAACAGCTGAGCCAGTCTGGATGGATCTCCAGGTGCTTTGTGGACCTACCGTGAAAGCATTTGTCGTATTGTAACCAGATGGAGTTCCTGAAGAGATTGGAAAGCCTACACCAGGTTGGTCAATCGTTGAGCCTTGATTGTGGACCCCCAGCATCGGGAAGACGTTTACTGGACCACCAGCGATTGACAAGTTCTCAGCCATCAAGCTAGCGATGTAGTTCGAGTCGGTCTCGGCATCGTTGGACGTTGAGAGGTCCATCGTACCATGACAATACTCAGGCGCGACGTATGTCCCATTCTGGACGTTTACGTTGGTGACGGCGCCATCATTGGCAAACTTATTGACCGGTGGCTGGGTAACGTCATTAGGATTACAGTTAGGATTAGGGATGAGCGGCATCGGTTAGCCCATGAAGAATGGTAGGTAAGAATTATCAGGGCCTGCCTGGCCTACCTCCATGTCTTGGATCTGTCTCAACAGCTCTGCCTTCAAGGCTTCAGCTTGTTGTGTAAGAGCATCGCCATTCAAGGACAAACCACCTCCAGGTCCTGCCAATGTAGTGTACTTACCACGAATGTTACCAAGCATCATCATCAGCTCAGCCCTGGCCCACTGTTGGATCCACATGCTGGTCCAGCGGTCAACGATCAGCTCTTGCTCAGACTTTTCACAGGAAGCCTCAACGATCACCTTCTCTGGGGTCCCAAACTTCTTGTAGATCTTCATCTCACGGGTGCTCTCACGCCAGTTGAAGGCTACTTCACCCGCAAACAACAGTGAGAAGGTCTCAGACATGGCAGCGATCAGGTGGATGGACACCAAGTCATAAGAAACGCCTGGAGCGTAGAACTGGTTCAAGAACTGTTGGGCATAGATGTTGTCTGGCGCAAAGTTTACCAGGCCCAGCATGTTCAGCCTGTGGATCTTCAGCACATCAACTATCCTGTCGGTGCCAAGTGAAGGGTCATTTAGGTAATAGACGTCCTGGAACTGTTGGATCTGGACGAAGAAATATTGCTTTGAGTATGCCGAGTCGGTTCTTCGGCGGATCTCAGCTAAAGCATTGTCAACACCAATGTCAAAGTGTGCCTCATCCAGCTCGACACAGACCTTAGGCCAACCAAGCTGACGCTTTAGCACGTTCTTCAGGTTAGTCCTGGCTGAAGATACCAAGGTGGTACCAACATCTTGCTTCTGCTGCATTGGTACACCGGTTGGTGACTCGGCATAGTTCCACTGGGTGCCATCCCAAGACTTAAGACGCTTCTCAGTGGTGTTGTAGAAGAAATCTCCTAGCGCTGGGTAGCCAACTGGAAGTCCTGCCTGCCCAGGGATTGGGTCAAAATTATTCGTGAGCACGTTCGATGGTGACGTAGGCTCCCAAGTGGTGCCGCTCCAGACGAAGACTAACTTTTGGGTCTCGTCGAAGTAAACTTGTCCTATTGTTGGGTTCAATGGTGGGGCATAGCTCTTGGGCATGTCTCCGGCGAAGGAAGTAGAAGCCTGAGACTGTGGATAAG